AAGCCCGAAAGCGCACGTCCCGAGGCACTTGTTGCAGGTTGGGACTCATGCAACTCATCCTCCCGGTGTCAGCCCCCATCTGCAGATAACTGGCACGAATAAACCCATCACCCGACAAATTCTTTAGCAAAGTCTCCGCCATTTGCCGCCGCTTCTCTACACGTTTCCACCGCAAATAATCCGCAATAAGTTTGTGCTCCCCAATGTATTCCTGGAGCGCAGACTTACTCGCACTTTTCTTTCCCGTCTTCATATCCACTGGCGCTTCACCCAACAACGCGGTGAACTTCGCCAGCAACTGCACCGGACTATTTAGGTTAAAAACATCAGGATCAGTTTTCTTACCTTTCGCCCCAGGCTTCGTTTGGTACAGGATGTTGCCGTCGAGCCCGCGATGCAGCTTGGCGTGTTCCGGCAGCGCCACATCAAAGTCTTCGATGAACTTGGCACCAACCTCGTTGTGCTCAATATCGAGGTCCTCGATCAGCTGTTGTAAGGAGTCCTTGTCGAAAGGAAGCCCGGTGCGCCACAGCTGCGCCATGGCCGGCAATGCTTTGCACTCCAGGTGCCAAGCCGGCAACAACGGCGGCGACGCAGCCGCCATCCGCTGCATGATCGGCTCCCACAACTCCGTCAACACCACCACATCCTTCGCCGCATATTCCAGCTGGCTCGCCGACACATCCGCCGACCAGTCACTGCGCTGTTCCTCCTTGGAAATTTCGTAGCCCAGATACCGCCGGACCACGTGCTGGAGCCCGTTCTTCACGTTGGCCAAGCCATTGGTCAAGATCCGGCTAGCCAGCATCGAACAGAGCACCTGCCCTTCCGGGTAAATCTCATGCTCCTGGAGCCAGCCCAGATCAAACACTGCATTGTGCGCCAGCCAGGTCCGCTCCTTGGTGAAGAAGTTTTCCAGCGTGATCCAGTCCTCATCGCTGAACTGCCAGCAGTCCAGTACAACGGGCGCTTGATCCACGGTGGCCAGCTGCAGCAGCCGCAAACCACCAAATTTTGGCTGGAGCCCAGTGGTCTCCACGTCAAACGCCACAAAGCTGGCGCGGTCGAGCGTGTGCAGGTGCTCGATCCCCTGAAGAATGTTCATGCCGGGTAGGGCGTGTTCTGTATTACTCTAACACACCTGTCAGCTCTTTGGCCGCACACAACTCAGCCAGCACCGTCCCACCTTCGGGAATCCCCAACGTGCAGCGGTGATACCAGTGAACACAGGTCCGGCACTCTCCGCCATCCGGCAGCGGCTTGTGCTTTTTCAACAAATGCTGCAGCCGCAACTCCTCTTTCCCTGCATCGCTGGAGCGATAACACTTGAAGCAGTAAACGGCGTTGGTGGTGATGCTGCCGCATTGGATGCAGCGGCGGCTGTTGATTGGAACTTGCATCAGAAAAAACGAACACGTAAAAATCCTGGAAGGCGCTTCATCACGCCAGTTTTGGTGTGCTGAGCTGCGCCATCGGGCAACTCAACCTCGACCGTAAAAACCCTGTGTCCACATTGCGGGCATTTCCGCTGGCGCAAGATCGACTCCGCCGTATCCCGGCAAGTGCGATCCACGTCCATCCGCTTGAAATCACACTTGGCGCACCGCATTTTTCCACTTCTTGTTTTTAACAATGCACCAAGCGTGCTGGTACGAAATCCCATACACCTTGGCCAACTTCGAAATCGAAGTGCCAGAGGCATAAAGATGCCTCAAATCCAGCGCGTTCTGCGGCGTCAAAACCGCCGTCCCCGGAATCGACCCCTCCCGAAACGAAGTCCTAGTCGGCGGCCTCTTGGGCTCAGTCATCCAGTTGCCCCAGTTCGTCGGCGACGGCGAGTATATGAGCCTTAATGGCGTGGTGCGCGGCAAACACGCCCGCGTCAGCGTCAGTGTCACCTAACGGTTTATCCAACTGGAGCTGATAAGCAACAGCCCGAAGGACAGCAGCAGCCGTAAGGTGATCGTCGATTGGTGCGAACTGGTAGGCATCCAAAATTGCCTGCGCGGGGGAAGAGAGTTTAGTCATCAGCATCCCCCTTTTGCTCAAGCTCTGATGGCGGCAATGGAATCAAATACCATTGCACAACTTGCCTATCAAAATCTTCCCAGGTATCTCCATTAGTCCACCCAACCGTTTTGTCGTAAAAAGCAGGAAACCATTCGCCTTCGACGGATTCTTTAATCCAGTACCAGCGATCTGGAATAGGCATGGAATACATGCGCCCCACCTCACTGGCCACGGCCTGATGGATTCCGGCACCCAGCTCAAGTTTTTCAACCCTGGAACGCAGCTCAAGAACACACGCTTGAAAGCTTCCATTAAAAACCTGGCTGTTTTCAATCTGCTGCCATTGTCCGGGCGTTGCTTTGTAGTCAGTCATCGAGTTGCTCCAGTGCGCGGCGGATGGGGCTATCGGGTGCAATGTCCATAACGTTCTCCCATTCAGCTAGTTCAGCCAGCGCCTGCTCCTTCAAGCTCGGGGGCTTGGGGCGGCGATGCAGGCGAAGTAGTGTCCACGCAGGGATGCCTTTCTGCTGGAGCAGTTCACAGCACGCCTCCAGCTCCTGGTCTGCGCCCCATTGGGCGGCCTGACGCGCCACGTTTTTGAGCCGACTGGCGGTGATGGTGATGACAGCTTCCTCTTGGGGGTCCCACGGGTAGCCGTCATCAATCAGCCACTCCCCCACTTGTGTGTCGCTTGGCTCCGGCGGTGGAGCAATGGTGCTCTCTGGTTGCGACACTTCAAACTTTCCCGTTGTCCACGGAATACGAAAACGCTCAGCCATTTCGATAAGCCTCTGTTGCAAGAGTGTTAATCAGCCGGTTCAGATACCACCGGCACTTTTCTGCATCCTCCAGCGGATTCTTCTTCAACCACATCCGGCTGAGATATTTCAGGCATTGCCACTGGAGCGAACCAGTCACAGCGTCTGGCGCGTGCTGGACCCAATCCTCCAAGATGTCAATGACTTCTATCTTGCCGGCGGTGTAATGGCTGGGATGATGCACTGCATCACTGACCTGAAACTCAAAATCGCTCATCCTTTGGATTCCTGAACGGTGGTGTCGCCGTGATAACGGCCAGTCATCGAATAGTCTTTGCCGGGCAACATCGACATGCGGTGGAACACAATCTGTGCAATCCGCATCCCAGGCCACAATGAAACCGGATGCAAAGCGCGTGCATTTTGCAGCTCCAGCGTCAACCGCCCTTTGTAACCGGGGTCGATATACCCAGCGAGCAAATGCTCAATCCCCTCCCTAGCCCGACTGGATTTGAGCGCCAGCTGCCCAGCAATACAGTCAGGCAGCTGGAACTCCTCCAACGTCTCCGCGAGTATGAACTCATGCGGCTGGAGCAAGAAAGGTTCCTCCTGCGTGTGCCCCACGATGGAGCGATGCACCATGTGGCGCGTCAGCGGTGACTCCACCAACACGTTCTCGCCAAGTCTCACATCGAGACTCGCGGGATTCAGCAACTCCTGGTCGTAAGGGCTTACCAGATTCCGCCGCACCAGCGACACAATCTGATGGTCACACAGGATCGACACCTCAGATCACCACCGTGGTGGGCTGATCCTGCTGGAGCGTCACGTGTTTCCACGTCTTGTTCCACTTGATGCAGTTGATCGTGGTGCTGTGGACGCCAAACTCCTTAGCGATCTTGGCGACCGACTTGCCACCAGCCTGCAGCTGGCGCTTAATCTCCAGCACCTTCTTCTCCGTCAACGCCGCCCTCGTCTTGCGGCGCGACACACGAGTCTTAGGTTGAGACTTCGGAGTTTGTACGGCGGTTGTACGTACAGCCTTGGCTGCTGGTGCGATTGTTGGCTTGGTCACGTCCAGTTCGACGTGCTGGCAGGCGTTGATGGCCACGAAGGCGTGCTCCAGGGCAGTGGTGATCTGCTGGAACTGTTCGTCAGAAAGAATGTGCATGATCGTTGGTAGAACGGTGAGAGTGTAGTACAGGATCAGCGAGAAGAAAGCTCGATCTGGAGCGCAGCCTGAAAGTAACCGGCGATTTT